CCGCTTTGTTAAATTCGGGGTCCAAATTAATTAAAGCGGCTAAATTATCAGCAGTTGATTTATGGTCAAATTCGGCTCGCCAATTGGTACTGGCTGACCCATCCGTTAAAGTAGCCGTTCCATTAGCACCGGGGCAAAGAATAACACTTTCACCCGATAATAACGTATGGTCACTAACTTTCAACCCAACACGAGCACAAGCCATCTCCCTGTAATAGTCACCCTGCCATGCACCCATTTTCAAAACCTGTTGAATAGCACCATGCTTAACGAACACAGCACCTACATAATCTGTATAGTATCGGCGTCTAAAAGGCTTAAAAGTAGTGAAATTGAGATATTCTTCGGCAACAATACGGGGTCTCCAAGCATGCCTAGTAACAGTATCGATGTAATCCTGTCTATTACGAATAAGAGTTTTAACATGACTTTTTTTAATTCCTCGTTCATTACTATTAGTAAATACACTTTGATTTTGCACATAAGCACTGTTGGCTGTGGTGAAAGACCCACTACCAGTACATACTAGGTATATTTGCCCACTAGAACCTACTGATGCGATAGAAGCAATAGTGTATGTAGTGCCAAGAGCAGTAACATCATCATAAACTAAAATAGTATCTGCTACCTCAAACCCCCATCTTCGGTAGTTAGCACCCGTGATAGGGAATTTAATGCTACCACCATCAATGACACTGTTACCCGCCAATGCTACTGGGTCTGGTAAAGGTAGTTGTAAATATTCAGATACTAATTCAGTTGTGGTATAAATTAAATCATCAGGATAAAGGGGTTGACTTGGCCTATGACCCGGTGTAAATGTGCGTGGCATTAAACCACCTTCCTACCCACGGAATGGTGACCTAAATTATAATCCATTGGACCAGAACATACTGCACATTTAGGGGTCCAACAAAAATGCAAAGTGCCGCAACTTAAACATCTAGTACCCGAACCAATATTTTGAATATTTTTTCGCTCGTTGCCTTTGATGCGGATTCGTTTTGTTGTACTATCTTTCATATTCTCTTTTGAAAACGGGCTTTCAGTTTCCTTTACAGAAGATTTGCGCTTATTGGCAATTTCCGCCATACGCACTTTACGGCGTTTTTCAATGTCAAGCATTTCGCTTAAATCAATGGTTTCTATTTCCATTTGACCCATGTGTTGTCACCTCGTAAGGCGACAACCTCAAGCCCTGCTGCCAGTAATGATTAATTCCACACTTAGAAGTGAAAGGTCTGTTGTGGCGGCACATTCTACTAATGGGGCTTGTAAGGCATTAGCCGCAATATCAGCAGTTGGGGTTTGGTCGTTTAGAGCATTACCACTTTCGTACACCTTTAATGTCTTGTTGGTTGCATCATATCGAATGATGTGACCTGCGCTATCCATACCTGTCACTAGAACTGAATCCGGATTTGCGATATAGGTTGTTGCGTCAAATGCTTCTCCACCTGTTGGATATGATGCGTCAAAAGCCACACTTACGAATGCGGTGATTTTACTACCACTTACACTGTTTCTTTTCGTGTTAGTTACTGTCAATGCCATGTTACTCATTTCTCCGGTTGTCGTTGTTATTTAATAGTGTTACCCTCAATCATATACTATAACTACGAATAGTGAACCTGTACCAGCGGTCCAAGCACTGGTTGTTGCGACCTTTATTTGCACCGTTCCGCATACCAATCCAGTCCACGGGGTGGGGTCGTCTAACGCCACACCATTTACCGTACCTCCACCATTAACCACCAAATGATTTGCGTTTGCCGCTGTTCCATCACTGGTAGCACCACCTTCACTTGTTTGATAGTGATATGGTAGCCCTGATGTGGATTTAAAATTAAGAGCAGTAATAGCCGTATGATAAGGATAAAGAGCAGGTGAAGTATGCCCATCAGTCAAATCTGCTGCAAGTAATTGAAAAGAGCCAGTATTTGTTCCCACCGCAACATCACAACGGGTAGCATCCACATAGATATTGTGAACCTTACCATTTAACTGCACATCAGCCGTTGCCGATGTGTTACCTGCCAAATCTGCTTGAGTAAACTCATAAACTAAACGATTTACACGAGTACGAGAACCATAGCGGCCTTCGCCGTCATTGATGCTGTTTGCGGTTATAGCCATCATTCATCACCTTCGGCTGAAAGTGCCTCGGCACGAGCCGTAAGGGATGCTCTTGTGGCGGTTCGAACTACGGTTTCGCCCCGTTCTCTAAACCATTTCATCATTTCCCCACGGGTCCATTCGGGGTCAAAGAGTATTTCTTCAACTTCTGGTTCCTCTTCAACCACTGGTTCCTCTTCGATTGGTAGTTCCTCTTCAACCACTTCTGGTTCCTCTTCAATAACATCAAGCATTTCTTTGTTAGATGGTGTTGATTTAAGACCTTGAACATCCCATTGAGGGAAACCCGGTTCTTTGAATTGTACTGCTAACTCATGTGGTATATCATCTCGTTCCATACCACGAGAAAATCCGTAAGTGCTACCCTCGTGTTGAAATTCAACATAAGGGCGAGTTCCAATATATTTCACTATTGTCATATTCTCACTCTCCTATACCGACTCAACGGTAAAGGATTGTGAGTCGGTGAGTATCACCAGCAGTGCCAGATGCTACTGTGAATTGCACTTCACCTGATACAATGGTTGGGATGGTTGGTTCCTCAAAGCCACCTGATAGGTTCTGAATACCGAGAATTGCGTATGCACTTGAACCATTTACACCAGTAATTGTGGTGTCGTCAAAGTTTAGTTTTGTTAGTGTGCTTGCCGAAGTTACAATCAAATCCACAATCAATAGATTCAATCCACCTTCTGCTGCGTTGCTACCAATTGGTGATTGAAGCCATGCTGTGCTTGCAGGGTCACTACCTGCCCACATTCTGGTATCTAATACTACTGCGCTTGTTCCTTGCGTAATGTTTGCTGTTGCCATTTTTCATCATCTCCTATTTTTAATTCCTCATATTCAACTCAAGTCACGAATCTTCCCACTTGCCTTAAAGAAAGTGCAAGCCAATTCTCCCATTGTATGGAATAATCCCATTTGACCTAGACGGTTGATACCGAATGGGTCACCTGTTTCAATTCCGGACTCGTGGTAAAGTGTAGGTTTTGCTGTTGTGAACCATAGATAATCAGTATCTAGGAAATACATACGACTTGAACCACCGCTTTCCTTGTGAACATCCTTTGATGGAATGATTGGTACACCGTTGTAGGTTGCTACTACGAATCCACCTTGAAGGCCCGGAACACCCTTTACGCCATTGACGCCGGGTGTTACACGCTTCATTTCAACGAATCGCTGTTGTGGCTGCAAGAGTTGTTGAATGGTCTCAATGGTATCATATCCAGTAAGGATAACCTTTGGCTGACCACCAGCCTCCCATACTTGTCGGAACATTCCATCAAGTGTATTGAGAGTTAATGCTCTTTCTGCGCCTGTTGCACCTGCATCCACCTGTGCGTCATACCATGAAGCACTACCACTGCTGGCACGAGTTAGGTTGTAGATGTTGTGGTCTGTAAGTGCGCTTACATCACCGAATGCCGCTGTTTCCACGAAAGACGAGGAAGTAATGCGGTCAAGTGATTCAAAGTCGTTACCTGCTGGTGTATCAATGTCTGAAAGCAACATTTGGTTAATACCTTCACTGTGTGCCTTTGCCATTTCCATCTTCATAACTGCTCTTGCATCTCCAAGACCATCATCCTTGTCTGCCAAGAACATTGCTGTTTCTGACAAGTCAAAGGTGTTAGCGACTGTCTTTGGCTTGGTGCTGACATGAGCAAAGGTTGGCTTGGTTGTTTCTGGTAGTGTTGCATTTTCACCAACACCAGTTAGCGCACCCGGCTTTGCGGTTACGACTCTCCAACCACTCTTTTCCCACGGTTTCTTAGGTAGAATGCTAAAAGCATTAAACTCTTGATTAAGTTGGGACCAGACCTTTCGGCCAAAAATTGCTTGGTAAGTTCCTCCTGTGCTGCTCATCAAAGGCGCATCTGCCTTCAATAAGTCTGTTCCTGAATACGCCCATGCGTTCTGGCCTGTGCCAGCCCCATAGTAAAGGCGTTCCATATCTTCAATTGTACGAATATATCCTGTGCTACCACTCATTTAATCATCTCCTATTATTCTATGTTCCCCTGCAAGGCTCTTTGGCCTAATTCTTCTAATGCTTTCCAACCATCGATTCCATTACCTAAAGCGGCAAATTCATCGTGGGTTGGAACTCTTACATCCGATTGTGCTGGAACTGGAACTGCGGATTTTTGTATTTCCGCATTATCTGTGCGTAGTGATTCAATTTCAGCCTTTAGTGCTGCAATTTGTGAGCCGTGGTCGTTTTCCTTTTGAATTGCCAACGCCTGTTGGGTTTCTGCTTCATAGCGGTCATTCCATTCTTTCTCAACAAGTGCCTTTACTGCCTCTTCATCACGAATAGCAGAATAAGCACCGTAACCACGCTCAAGAGATTGTGGTGAAAGGTCAAGACCTTGCTTGATAACTTGTCGGTTACCTTGTGGTGCAGGGTTTTTCATACCTGCAACTTGCGGTTGCTTGATTACATACTTGTTAGATTTTGCATTAGGCAACTTTGGTGCAGAAGCGAGTGTTGCATCTTCACCACTACCAATCAAGTCGCCTTGACCACGGTGATTAAAGCCATGTGAACCATCAACACCAACCATGTAAGATTTTCCAAGACCAAAGTGGTCTCGTACTGAATTCAAATCAACACCCTGTTCATGTGCAAATTTTTCCAAACTGTCGATGTAAGCAATTGCCGCTTTCTCATCAACATTCGTCTTTTCCACATGCGTAGTAGTTGGTTGTTCCTCCACTGCATCGTTTTCTTCCAATTTCTTTGTTATACGTGATAAAGCATCACGCACTTCGCTTAGGGTTTCTGTTCCATTTGTCATATCATCATCATCCATTTTTAGTAGTGTATATTGTGATTCGGGGTTAATACCCTTTTTGCACAGGGTAATCTCATGTAGTTCCATATCTGTAATTTCACGGTGTGAACCGTGTTCAGGTGTAGTCTTATTAATTCTGAAAAGTGCTTGACCACCGATGGAAAATGCTCGTAATTCGCCACTGCGAACCTGTTTTTGCACTTCACGGGCCTTTTCAATGTCATTGCGAATTTTACAAACAACGAATAAACCGTGGTCGTCAACTTCTGATTTCCAAACTCGCCCTTCACTATCACTATAACTAGGGAGAACTTCACCAACTTGAATCCCACTGTGTGCTAATTGCACATTGCGGTATGCTTGATTCTCCATGAAGCCATTAAATGCCTTTTTGAGTGCAGATACAGGGATTCTATCTCCCTGCTTATCCACCATATCAACACTAGCATAGCCCGCTATTACCAAATCTCCATTATTATCTGACTTCAAAATAAAATCAGAACCAACGGCAGACCAAATAGCAGTAGCGGCTGTCATTGTTTCGCTCAATTTTATGTTTTTATATTTAATACTACTGTTGAGGGCTTGCCCCTTCAGGTGGCATTGGAGGCATCGGTGGTGGTGTCGGTTCTTCCTTAACAGGCACATTCACTTCTGCCTCTTCCTTTTCCTCTTGTGGTGTTTTCACAGGAAAACGCAAAGTTGCGTTAGAGCCTTCAATTTCAATCTCACCTTCAATTCCTTCACCCTCTTCATCAATTGTTTCTATTTTGATATGTTGTGGTTGTGGTGGCATACTACCATCTTGGGTTCGATATGGGTCAAACATTGGTGTTGCCTCTTCATCGGTTAGTTGTGTAGGGCCACGAGGCGCAGTAAGCATATCCATCATTCCAGACCACCCTCCACTTTGAACACTTCCAGTTACACGAGCAAGCGGGCTACCCATATTTTCAATTATTTCATCATCAATTGCTTCATTGACAGACCACAAACCCTCTTCGGTTCGTTCTAAACCATATTCACCACCAAATTCTGTTAGCATTTCTTCTGTAAGGCCACTTATTTTGGCTTTCAATTCCGCTGGTGTGAGTGATTCATTCATATCTGTCAATAATTTACGGGCATTAATTAGTAAATGTTGAGAATTAGATTCGTTACCTGCTGTATCTAATAATGCGGCACGAGTAAACACCATACTAGACTTAGTAGTAATAGTAGGTGGATAAAGACCCACTTGTGGTATATCGTACTTTAACAAATGTGTAGCAACTGGCCCCCACAACCCCACCTGCATTTTAGCATGAATAGCCAGTGGGCTATCTGGTATTATATTTTCAATGTTTAGGATTTCCCCATTCCAAGAGCCTTTTACTAATAAGGGGGTGGTGTGACCAACATATTCCAATACAATATTACCATTGCGTGATGAAACATTGGGTATTGGGCCATTTATTTTAGTTATATCATCACCGTTTGGTGAAAACAATACCCAACGATGGTGTGTTTCTTTACCTTTAATGAAAGCCGAATTAGCATCACGAAGCCATGTTTGGTTTGTTTCAATAGAATCTATATTTTTTTGTAAGCCATCTCTATCGGTAAATTTACAATCAATAGGCATAGGGAATGAAACACCTTCATCAGTTTCATACATTGTTCGCAATATTTGTAGCCTATCTTCTAATGGTTCCATGTGTATATCATCCCCCTTATGAACCAATAAGTCGATAGCCCTGAAATGTTTATCTTTCAAAACACCATCAAAAACACAATCACCATCCTGTTTACGAATACTATCACGAACCTCACCGGGTAAACTAATGTCTTTACCTCGTGCGTTATGGGCCTTTATGTGACCACCTTGTTTAGTGATGTAAAGGCGTTTACCTTCTGGTTTACTTTGAACCACCCAATCTCCACTAAATCCTTTCAAATCATCCACTGAACTCAAATCATATATTGTGTGGGCAGGTTGTACTATTTTTTCAAAGACCCCGGTTGGTTCATAATCATCCGATTTCCATAAGTCACCACTTAAAATTGGTGTATGGCCCCTCTCATTTGTAGCAAAAAGAGCAGGTATATCATTAATTTTAGGTTGCATTTGATGGTCTATGATGATAGGGTTTACTTTTTTGAGATGATTTTCGTGAACTGTTCGTTGTAATGTTTCAAATGGTTTGTCTTTTACATCAAATTGTATTCCTTGTTCATCATTATTCCATTTATACGCAAGTGTAGCGGGCATTTTATGGCCCCAAGCATCCATATCTCCAGATAAATATACTGGTGGTGTTGTCGCCATAGAATTTGGATGAACTGGCCCAACTGGTACTTCTTGACTAACTAAACCGTCACCAACAAACTGTGGTGCAATTGTTTGATGATTTGTATTCCCTCTCATCATCTGATAGTTGGCTGCTTGTGCTAACTGTTGCACATTACCACGAGCAATCGTATTTGCTCTAACATCAGTTGGGTCTATCGGGGTGAATAAGTTAGAGCCATACTTTTCCATTAGTGGTATTGACATATCTCTCATCATCCTACCTATATTTTCATCACTATTTTCATAATGGTCGTTATGATAACTATGATATTCTTCATCTCCTGTGTGTCTTTCAGAACTTGAACCACCACGGGGCCAACCCATATCAGTATGGGCGTTTATCACACGACCCAATGGATGAAGAGTAAGTGCTTCTGATGGTAAAATCATTCTACTACCATTACCCTTTATTTCGCTTGGGTGAACTTGGTGGTGATTCGCCACAGACGACCAAAGACCCCTGCGCCGATTAAGAGAACGCACCCGTGGGTGGTCAGAATCAGATTCCCAACCAGTAGCGATTGCAGAACGATGTGGGTGGTTCAAAATCCTTTCATCATTTGCGGTTTGAGGGAAAAAGGTTGAACCGCTACTGTGAAAACCATCACCACTATCACTTAATGGATGTTCTTTATTGTTCACCATCCCCATCAATTCATCACCAAGCCAACCACTAAAAGCCGCTGGATATGATTGTTTCAATACTTCGACCAGCGAACTACCATCTCGCCCCACACCCCCTCCATGTTGAAAGGGTTGCCAGTGATGATGTGTATGAGATGGTAATATCTCTTCATTATCATTAATATATGGAGATTTATAATGACCCAAACCCGATGGTGGTAATTCTCCCGACACTGGCCCGTGTCTATCAGAAGGTCTTTTCCACCAATTTAATAATGGCATAAATCTTTCAAACCAATTGCGCTTTGCCCTCCCCCATGAAATTCCAGTTTCGGGCGCAAAATCATTCATAATTTTTCTAGCATTGCCCTCTTGAGCATTTTCTGTTTGACCTAATTTTTTCAACATATCCATAAAAGATTCTCTTTGCTCAAAAGAATTCCATTCTAAACCAAATAAATTAGATAGTAAACCCATTTTTTCCCAATCTTGCATTTTATACTCTTTATACTCATCATCACCCAAAAAAGAATGCCTACCCTCTCGGTCGTCTTTGTATAATTGATGTTGGGTTTCGTGGGGTCTGCCCATTAATGCTTCAAATTCTTGTGGCATTATTCCCAATCGTTCATTATTAGCCATTTGTTCAAGAACATTTCGACTATCCCATAAATGTTCAATGAAGTGTGGTTCACCCCATTGACTACCATGTAATAACGGCATCGTGGGTAGTTCTCTTGAAAAGGGATGCCTCTTTCCAAACGCATTGTTTTCATCTGCTTGGGGCCAGTCTTGAGCATAAGTTGTCGCAAACTTACGTTGCCCTGCTAAAAAATCATCATAGGCATCTGGTAAACTTAAATTGGTAACTGGTGATGGGTTATCTATATTCCTCATTGAATATGATGATGGATTTTCCATATTCATCATACCAAGTAAAGCGGTATCTTCCTTTTCAATCTCTTGACCACTTTCATAAAAATCCGCAAATGCCTTCAAATAAATATTAGAATCAAATGGGTGATTCGTCACCAATGACTGAAAAGCATCGGTTCTTATTCTAATGAATTCTTCTTTATCCATTTTATCACCTCTTAAGAGAGGCGACCCGCTATATTTTCTATTTGGCTGGCTATTTCCTCTATAAGCCCAACATTGCCGTAATTACCACTTTTCTTTATTTGTGCAAGGCGTTCTTCCATTGGTGCTATATTCCAATTACCATCTGCTCGATTGCCACCATCGTTTAGGTGCATGTGCAAACTACTACTCTTTTCATCATAGCCTGTTTGTGATACTGATGGTATTTGGGCCTTTTCAGATATGAACGTGTTTTTTCGTGAAGGGGCATCAGTATAATTAGGTAGCACTTGATTGGTGCTATAACCCCTTGATTCAACTGGAATGCCGCCACCGTGGTCGTAAAATTCCGGTACTGATGATTTGTCAGTTGGCTCTTGCTCATACTTGACTACGATACCTTTGCTCTCTAGGAACTCGGTTGTCTTATCCATCTTCGTTTTAATGTCTGATGGCTTACAACTCGGACAGTATGCCGACCCGCTATCATCTGCGGCTTCGTGGTGCAAACCCTCATAATTCCTAATTTCCGCAGAACAACCTTCCTTAGAACAAATCCGTTCTTCCTTCCCAAAGTTAGGCTTATCATCGTCACCCTCTTTGGGCTTGTTATGCTTCTGTTTCTTGGATTTGGGTAGTTTTGGTTTTTTCTCATCACCCTTGTTAGGTTTGAAAGAACTCGCATCTGGTCCACAAACACATGGATTCGGGGGGCAATCATTAGAACAATATGTATTTTTTTGAATTACTGCACTTTCCAGTTCTTTTACTATTTGTAATAGTTCTCCTTCAAGAGTCTGTGCTGGGTCTTTCCATGTTGGTTGCATTTGTTATCACCTATACTTTAATGAAGAGGGGGTTTGATTAGGGGATGGCATTGCCTTTTCCATCTCTTTCCACTCATGTAGTGTTTCACTGGGGCTTTTAACAATTGACGAATCAGTATTAAAACCAGAAGTAAATGTTGTTTCATCAATTTCACGCTGCAATGGGTCGAATACCTCTTCTGCCATTGGTGTTACGGCACGAAGCCACCCTGCCTTTTTCATCATGGTTTCAGGGTCATCCATTGCTTTGAGTAATGATGTATTATGTGATTCTAATGTATCTATTCGCTGACGGAGAGTGCGTATCTCTTCGACCATCTCTTTGAGTAAGTCTGCTGTTGCTTCACCAATATCGTCAGTCATATCACATAGCCCCCATTCCGGGTGGCATTCCACCCATTGGTCCGGGTGAAGGCGCACCACCGGGTGGCATACCCATTGGACCGGGTGCTGGCATATTTTGAAGGCCCATCAATTCGGGTGGCAAACCACCCATTTCATCACCACCGATAGGATGATTTGTCATACTCGCATCCATATTACGAACTGCACCCACCCCTTTTCGCAGTTGTTCAATAGCATCTCTAAAACTTTGTAGTAATTCTTGATGTACTTCAACAGGCATATCGTCTAAATTGTCACCATAACGAGTTTGCCCGATTGTTCCAACATGGGCGGTAATATCAATTGCCATTTCAGATAAGCGTTGTTCCAAATCTGAACACATCTCTTCTGTTGAAGAATAGACTTTGGGGCTATTTGTTAAAGCATCCATTTCTTGAAGTGTAGGACCACCAGACATTTCAGCACTTGGTGGTGGTGTAAGTGGTGCTGGTGGTGTAACTTGAGCCGGCATATTGGCTAATTGCCCACCTTCACCAGTTGCATCGTCAGCCTTTCTTAGTAAATTATGTTGAAAATCAATAACCTGCATACGGCCCGCAATATTAGGTTCAGACCAATATGTCATTAATATCACTCACTTTGGGGTCTCCAAATAGTTGAGGAACGGCCCATGCGTGAAATACCAAGAACAACTGCCCCTTCGGTTCCATCATAATCGCTCACAGTATTGTTGTGTTGTGAAATGTTACCCATAGGCAATCCCTCACCAACTACCCCTTCACTATCACTTTTTGTAATGCTCGCTGTTTGTTCAAATGATTGTACTAAATTCAAATCTTTTTTGAGAGCAGAAAGGGCATTTTCAGCATCTTCAATGTGCTTACTAACATCTTCTGTATTCTTATGAACCAGTGCATTTTGCATTGCCTCTAGGCTCGCTAAAGCCCTACGAGCCATAGGTTCCATTTTTTCCAATAATCCAAAATCAAGAAAGCCGTCTGTCATCTTAACCACCCCTTCCGAAAGCCTCCCATTTATTCAAGGTTCCCCTTTATTATAACCCATATCTCCGATTCATATTATTTATGCGCTCATCCACATTCTTTTCTGAAACACTTGCTTTGTCCCTTTTATCCTGTTCTGTTTGGCTCATGTGGTGCTCACCATCAAAGCGACTAACATCTTTAGGTGATTTGCCCCCACTTCGCCTACTATTGATATTTAATTGTGAATCACCCTCCATGCGTAAAGGTGGTAAATCAGTATCAAGTGTAGTCATAAGAGCAGCGGGTACTGGAACTGACCCATGTATGGGGTCTGATGTGGTACGCTTCAATATATTAGCCATTGACGGGGGTATATTATCCCACATTGCTTTTTGAACTGGTGCAGGTGCTACTGCCCCTTCGGGTGGCATCGGTGGTGCGGGCGGTGCTTCCTTGTAATCGAAGTGCAAATAGCCATCATCATCACGGAGGGATGCTTCATAGCCCGATTGTTTCATTTGCATCATGTTCCTAATCGCCATTTCATCACGGCGCATAGTCATAATTTCATCTTCCTCTTCATGTGGTTGTAAAGACATTTTCCATTCAGTAATTTGTAAGGCTTGTATTAATAATGGTAGTAGTTTATCATTGTATAAATTTTGACTAGCGGCTAAAGCACGATTAGTCACCACGATTTGCATACCTTCATTGTTAAGACCTCCACCAGATACATCATTCATAAACACATTTGATACACCAAAGAATGATGAAATACGCTGTCTAATGTCGTCTTTAATAGGGATATATTGTAGTTCTTCAAGTGTGTCCATCATACGAACATACTCAAGGCCACCACGCCCACTCTCCGTTTCAACACCAACAGTAGGGATATACTGCGGGTCACGCTCAAGGTGTTCCTGTATGTTTCGTGCTGTTCTCTCCACCGTTTCAAGGTTGGATGATTTGATAACCATAACCCCTCTTGGCATCCTACGCTTTTGATATGCAGCATAGACATAATTATCCATAGCAATTAATGTATTCACTTGACGCCATAATGTGGCTACTGGTGACCGCCCATACAATTTAGATGGTGACCATTTACTGATATGAATAACCTCACCTTCGGTATAGACTTGACCTGCACCTACACCCGCCAAATTCATAAATTGAATAGGTATTACTGGTAATCCAGTTTTAGGGCATGTTTCATCAGGGTCACTGGTTCGGAATGAACGGTCAAGTAAACTTGTATATTGTTTACCTCCACGAATACCCCTCTTATCAGCAACAATACGCATAAAAATTGGGTCAGCACGAGTTATCTCTTTGATGCGATAGAATTTTGGTTTGCCCGTAGCAGGGTCTACAAAGTATTCTTTTGTTAGGATAATATAAGCATCATCAACGATATTCAAATCCATCTCAATTTCACGTAAAACTTCAAGGAATGATTGCCCCATACGGTTATCACTTTCAAGTAGTGCCTTTGCATACTCTAATTGCCCTTTATCCGCAGGGCGTGTTTCAGAACCGCACTTTTCACATTCTTTTATTTCTTTATTGTATGTTTCTTCACATTCACGACATTTCGCCACAAATTTCGGTTCCCATTTCCAACCTTTTCGGAATGTTTCAGTAGCCAAATGATTGAGAATTGAACGCAATACTAAACATTCATACGCAGCCGCATAAAGAGCAGGGATGGTAATTCCTTGTAATAGTGGTGGTTCTTGAACACCAGAAGTAAACAACGGCATTTCAGGTGTTGGGGTGCTATGTCGCTCCATATCGACCCCAAGAGCCGCAAAAAGACGGTCAATTCGTTTCTTTTCAGTAGTCATTAATAATCACCTCCTTCCATTTTTCTATTTCCTCTTCTGATACATTCCATTTTTTTAGAAGTAATGGTTGTTTTTTAAGTGATGATTGTTGATATGCCATAATCCTACCAGCATTTTCATTTTTCTTAATAGCAGAAATTAGAATACATACTTCGGATTCTTTTTCCCCTAAAAATGGCATAGCCAGTTGAGAGGCTTTAAGAACTGCTTTTTCACCCTCAAACACAAACTGCCGACCCTCCCATGTTATATTTTCCACACCCAATTCCTTTTTTAGAATAGTGGTATAATCACCGGCTCTTTTAGTATTAAATGGTAATAAAATTCGTGGCTGGCCTAAACTACCAATTTCCACCGAACCACCGACTTCCCACAAACTACCAATAAATGGGCCGACCGCTTTGAGGAATATTGGTGGTTTATTAGTACCATAATAAAGGGTTCTATCATCAGACTTTTTACCTTGACCCACCACTTTCACATCATACAAAAACCCATACGATTTAATCAAAGAACCTAACTCTTTGGTATTGGCACAAACGCCATAAGAAGTCAAAGTTAGCGCATTCATATCACCGTGTTTTCGTATGGTATCATAAGTAGTTGAAAGAATGTTTCTTTCACGGCGACTTAGACGTTGTTCAGCATTTAGCCTAATGTTCCATTGTTCCCATACTTTTTCAATATTATCACCCCTCTTCAAAGCCGCTAGTGTTTGCCTTAATGGTAATTCTAATCTGTTGGGATAAGAACGTAATAAATTAAAATCATTATCACGAAGTTGCAGTAATGACCAATCCTTATCATCCCACCAATCAAATGTTTTCATTATTGCATTTTGTTCATTTTTTAACATATCGACTACTTGGGGTATTAATGACTCTTCACCACCCTCTTTCAATAATTCAATTAAATCCCCACCATTAATACCAAAACTATCCATAAAAAAGGATTTACCAACATACGCTACATCGGTCAATTCTGTTCCCGGTTGCTCATCTGGTATTGATTCATTTTCATTGCCTTGTAATCCTTGAATATCTCCATCAGGTGCAAGGGATTGTTCTTGTTTTGGCTTTTCAAGGGCTTGTTGTATTTGCTCTATGGTTTCCTTTGAACCTTCTAAATTTTGGTCTAAACCTTCATTTGTTGATGGTTGTTTAATACCACTATCTAGCACTTTATGGATAGCATCTTCAATGCTTCGTATTTGTGGGTCCCAGTGTATTTCTATCATGCGTCTGCCCACCCTAATCTCTTGGCCCATGATGAACCATCAAGAACTACTATATTGTCTTTATATTCCTTAGTCGCTTGTACTGCCAAAGCCAAAGCGATTACACTATCGTCATGTTTACCCAATGATTCCATTCTCCCGTTTGGTAACATAGTAAACATAGATAGTTCGGATAATAAAATATCTATTAGTCTAAGAGTAGCACCTTCATCCTTTTGAGGGATAATCAAATGCCGTTGTTCAAAGTGCAATTGAAGTGCATGGATAACTGCCTCTTTACGCATACGACTCATAGTAAAGGGTTTGATAGGTAAATCACTAATCTCCTTCAATACTTGATGGAATGCCTGTGCGAAATTGTTTGTTTCCAATTCAACAATAACTGGATTGTACCTAGCACTTAACTCTATGATTTTATCAATTTGAGAGTTAAAATCCATACCCTTTTCACGGTGCATCCACACTATCCGCTTATGTCGGTTTTCATCCATAGCGATAACTACCATACAAGTATAATCGGCTTTTCGGTCAGGGCTAATAGCGGGGTCCCAACCAATGTAGTAGTTCTCTTCAACATCATCATCACCTTTTTGTGAATCAAACTCAAAGGCATAATCAGCATTTTTACACGGGTCGGTCATTTCGTTAGGGAATAAACTAGATTCACTCGCTATTGGTTTACATAGATATTCACGAGTAAATGCAATAGAAGTCATTTCATTACGGCGAGAGTGTAGTGCTTCTAGTGACCACCGATTAGGCCATAGGGGTTCACCAGTAGCCTCACTAATAGCGGGGTATTCCCTCACTTCATACCCACTTAATGATTTCAATTCACTATACAAATCAGTATAGGAGAACGGCGTTCCAACAATACACAGTTGCGCTGTGTGGTGAAGCACAGGTAATAGAGCAGTATAGAACCATTGAGCAATAGAAGCCAATTGAGTATCGGCTTCACTAGATAATATATCGTCAAGCACCACAATATCAGGGTGCGCCCCACGAACCGATTTACCAACAGACATAGCAGTAATTGATGATTTATTGGTCATTTTGAACTTTTGTTTCGCCCAACCTCTTTTTGGTTTCAAATGCGAAAGAACGGGGCTACTCATAATTAACTCATCCATTTTTGCCATGTGGTCAATAGATTGGTGCTGACTATGTGAAAAGAATAATACTTCTGTGCCGGGATTGTACGCCATTTTCCATAGCAAATAACAACGGTAAAAGACTGATTTACCGTGGTCACGAGATGCTATTACACAGGTTTTATTATTTTTTTCCGACATTTCATACCATTCGTTGTGAAAATGAGCCAATTCGTATTTTTCATTTACACTACAAACATCTTCAAAAAAGTATCTGAAATCACGGCGACCCATCTCCCAATCAACCTTACTGGCAAGGTTGAGTACAGATTCGCTCACGATACGCCACCTTCCGCCCACCCACCGGGCAGAAGGCTATAATCAGAAGCACCTTCCTGTGGTGGCTTCGTGTCTTTAATTAAACCAAAAGGTAGTAGTGATACATCATCATCTGCACTTAATTCAAAGTCTTCACCTAACCAGTTGGTAAGGTTCTCTCTAGCAGCACCTTCAGGTTCCTTCTTTTTAGCAGGGTCATATATGGAATGGTCAGGTGGTGTAGCCGCAGGTGCAGGTGGTGTAGCCGCAGGTGCAGGTGGTGTAGCCGCAGGTGCAGGTG